CCCACGATCTGAAAAGGATGTAACATTATTTGAAAAGATTGCTCTTGCAGCAACTGCTCAAAAATATTGGTCAGATAATGGAGTATCTGTAACATTATCTTTCGATAAAGAAACAGAGTCAAAACATGTTGCCCCAGCATTGCACATGTATGAGGGTCAACTGAAGGCTGTTTCATTCTTGCCAATGGGAAATACAATTTATCCACAACAACCATATACCCAAATTAGCGAAGAAGAATATAATGGATATATTGGAAAATTAAAACATATTGATTTTTCAGCAATTTATGATGGTGTAGATAATCTAGAGGCCCAAGGTGAGGCATACTGTACTACAGATTATTGCGAAATAAAAATCTCTTAGTATGATAAAATAGACTAGGAGAAAATATGTCTAGTCCATCTAATTTATACGCTGAAAAGGTTTTCGCAGAGCACCCACTTGCTCTCTGGGCACTAGATGATGCAGTTGACTATCTTAGTCTAATTACTGAAGAACAAAGAGAAATAGTAGAGCCTGCCTGGTCAATAACAAATGTTTCAGATTATTATGAAAGTGTTATAACTGGTCCCTTTCCATCAAGTATAGTTAGCACTATTGAAGGTACTCCAAATCAAACGGTATTATTAAAAAGTCCAAACTTAGTTCCATTGCAGTCATTACAAGAAAGACTAAGAACTATGTGTATTGGTACATACTATTATTCAAATAGCGATAACTATGAGTATATTGAAATAGGATATGAATATATAGACTCTGATACTGGACTTCCTGTTGAAAATGTTAAAAGATTTAATACAGTTACACAAGATCAATGGTCTTTTATATCATCAACATTTGAAGTACCACTAGAAATAAATCCATTTAGAATTGTAATAAGAATTCAACTTAATAATGCTGGTTCTACATCATCTGACTATATATTTAGTTTTAATGGAATTACTGCTGGTCAATGGTCAGAAGAATTTAATACAACATCTCTTGGTGCAACACCAATAGATTTACCATCAGATATTGGTATCCCAGCATCAGATTTAAAGTGTATAGAGTCAACCTCTTATGGAAGTAATATTAATAAAGGTTATTACATAGTGGCAAACAATGTTTTAACTGCAAAGAATACAAGTATTCCATTAGTGTATGGTTCATCTGGAGTAATTAGATTACTTCCAAACTATTCAACAATTATTGAATCATTAGTTGATGGAGGTCCAGCAGATACAATAGTTACTTCATTTATCGATGGAGGAACACCTTCAACTGAGGCAATAGATTTAATTGATGGTGGAATTGTTTATCTATCACCATCATACATTATTCCTGGATTAGGATTTTTAAATAATGAGGGAAGATATAAAAATTATACTTTAGAATTTTGGTCAAGAATAGATTGTAACTCATCTGAATCACATAGGTTAGTTGGTCCAATTGGCTCTCAGGATGGTTTATATGTTGAGGGTGGACATATTACATTAGTAATTGGCAATACTTTTAAATCATATTTTGTTGGCCAATGGATTAGACCAATGTTATTTCATATATGTATTTCAAGTAATAATGCATCGGTATTATTAAATGGAGAAGAAGTTATTTCAATGCCAATATCTACATCATCACTATTGCTGCCAAATAAGTTAAATTCTGATGGTAAAAATCAAGATTATATTGGATTTTATTCATATTCAGATATCCCATCATTTGAAATTGATTCTGTTGCCATATATTCATATTTAGTTCCAGTAGTTGTTGCTAAAAGAAGATATGTCTATGGTCAGGGTGTAGGTTCATCTGAACCAATAAATAATTCATATGCTGGTACTGAAGCATTTATTGATTATACATTTTCTGAATATACTGCAGATTATAATTATCCAGATTTTGCAAAATGGAACCAGGGAACATTTGATAATCTAGTTACTGAAAATCAATCATTAAAAACACCAGAATATAGTTTGCCAACCATATATTTTAATAATAAGACAATTGATAATTTATATCAAGATTGTAAAGATGTTCAAACTGGATCTGATAGATTTATAACATTAAGGCCAAACTTGTCATGGAACTCAACAATTGCATATCTTAACTTTCCAAGACTAGATGTTTTACAAAGTCCTGTTAATATGATTTATGGAGTTTTTTCAATTACAGAAAGCATTTCAGATGAAATAATTTTTAAAATATATAACAATACCAATACTGATAATTTTACTGTAATTAAAACTAATAGTGGAAAAATAAAATATAATTTTACATTTAATAATACAACAATAACTTTAAAAGAGTTTGATTATACTCAAAATCAAAAAATTGTTATTGGAATTAAACTTAATGAATTAATTCAGTCTTCTCCAAATCTTCCACTATTTTTTAATAATTTAAGTAATCTTAAGATGTATGTTGGTGGTTCAAATAATTTAGAAAATATTTTTAGTGGAAAGATTTATAATTTTGGTTTTAGTACAGTAAGCAATTCTTCAAAGTTTATACAATTTACTGATGGAATTGCAAATCAAAATCAGTATCAATTTTTTATGGATAATCTTGGAAGTTATACATTATTACCAACTAGTAAATATGGAGTTTTCTTTTTAGATATTGGGATATCTGGATATTGGGAAGACTATATGCCATTATCATATTTTGCTAAATATGTATCAGATGAATATGGTCAAAAATATTATGACTTAGACTTTTTACAGTTTAATATAGATTACCCAGCACCATCTTCTGCGGTAACTTATGAAACAACTTCAGAGTGGTTATACAATGAACTAGATAATGAGTTTAACTATCCAGTGCAAGAAACATATCAAAACCTTGATAATGATAACTATACTGGTTGGCAAAATTATCAGGATATGAATGAAAAATCTAGCAAATATAAACAGTACAATATATCTGAGGCAGAAGTTAAGTCATACATTACTATGCAATATGTTTTAGATGGAGCAAATCTTTTACAAAATAATTTTACAACTACGATGCCTGTTGATGAAAACAGGGTTATAGATTTTTCAAATCATTCTACCTGGCAATCACATAAATTTGAAGTCATCGATGGAACTATTATTTATCCACCATCAAAAGTAGACTTTAATAATTTGGCAATTGTTTATAGACTTGAATTTAATTCTCGTAGTACTATCAATAAAAATATTGCAATTAAAAAATTACAGATTTCATCACAGTCATTTGATCATAATAAATTTAATAAAATTGGAACAAGGTTTGGATCATCCTTATATCCGTATGTTAAGAGCGGTATTTATTATGATTTTAAATCAAAAAATCCATTTGCTATTGGAAAAACATCCACCCCATATTTATATGCAACACAAAATACTGGTATAGAGTTAAGAAATGAAAATGAAACTGGATTAGATAAGGGAATATCATTTATTGTTAATACTGGTCAATCGGCAAACTTTAGGGTTGCTGCTATGCAATTTTGGATAAGAGCAAATAAAACAACATTTCCAGCAGTAAGACAAAAGTTCTTTGAAATTGAGCACTTATCAGATACAATTGAGTTTTATATAGAAGCAAATAGTAGTGGTGGAGATAGGGCTAGAATTTTTGCAATTAATAAAAACACACAAATGCCATTTTTAGGAATAACCTATTATATAAATGGTCAGTTTGTTAGAGAACCAGTCATTTCTATAAAAGAATGGACAGTTATAGGACTCCAGTTTGAAAATAATATTAACTTTGATAACTTCCTTGGATCAATCAATATTACTGGTCAGTATACTTTTAATAATATTTCATACTATCAGGCAACAAACCTACAACTTGCTCAAAGTCGTACACTGAGATCTTGGTCAAAAATAAAGACAGTATTAACAGTTGATAAAGACTGGGTAGACTGGTTAAGTTATAATTGGAATCAAATTTTAGTACTTGGAGCATCAAACCTATATGGTACTAGTCCATCAGATATTTATAAGACCTATATTGGAACAAATAAGATTATTGTAGATGATAATAATGGAATAGCCTTGATGCCAGATGCTATGAAAATATATCAAGATTCGACATGGCAATCATTCATCGTAACCCCAGTATAATATGGTATACTTGTGGTTATGGATTCATTAATCAATAAAAAAACTGGTAAACCTATTGTAGGAAATGTACGTCGTCAGGTTATAGATAAGCATTATGACTGGGGTCTATATGTATATAAAAAATCAGATGGTAAGTGGTTTACAGATGGAAGTGGATCAGTTTTAAACATCCCTGCAATGAAGGGTGATATTGACAAGATTACAGAATTAAGAAATGCAGCAAGACATTATGGTGATGAAGGCGATGGAGAGGCAGTATTCGTTCCAGGACTAACCAGGGTATCTGAAGAAGAATATTCTGAACAAAAGCAAAGACTAAGAGAAGGATTAATTCCATCTATGAACGATCTTGGTGCTTGGCATGCTGCACAACAAACAGTTAACAAATACGGGAGTGATGACTAATGTCAGATAACGATAATTTTATAATTGGTGCAAGAATTGATAATGTACCAACCTCTGAAGACTTATTTAAAAAGTCAGATCCATTTAATAAAAATTGGGATGACCTAAAGTCTTTATCTGGATTAGAGAATAACTTTAAGAGACGTGCTGCTAGACTTTCTAAGGTAGAGGCAACTGATCAATATATGGAAAGTTCTAGAGCGGTCAATGTTGGTCTAGATGGCGCAAAGTCAAAAGAAATTAATCCAGGAACAGTTTATAGAAATGGTTATGGAATCTTTGATGTTATTACTCCACCATGGAATGTTTATGAACTTGCTAATTTTTATGACACTTCTTTTGCTAACCATGCTGCTATTGATGCAAAGGTAGAAAATATTGTTGGCTTAGGCTATGACTTTGAAGTGTCTCCAAGAACAATGCTTAAACTTGAGGCATCTACAGATAGTGGTGCTACAGATAGAGCACGTAAAAGAATTGAACGAGCAAAGATTGAAATGCATGACTGGTTAGAATCATTGAATGATGATGACTCTTTCACATCAACAATGGAAAAAGTTTTTACAGATGTTCAAGCAATTGGAAATGGATATTTAGAAATTGGTAGAACAACAAAGGGTGAAATTGGATATGTTGGGCATATTCCAGCAACTACTATGCGTATTCGTCGTCTACGTGATGGATATGTTCAGATCATTGGTAATAAAGTTGTTTACTTCCGTAACTTTGGAGCAACCAATGCAAACCCAGTAACTGGAGATCCACGTCCAAATGAGATTATTCATTTTAAACAATATTCCCCATTAAATACATTTTATGGTGTTCCAGATATTATTTCTGCAATTACATCTTTGCAAGGAGATCAACTAGCATCTCAATATAACATTGACTATTTCTCAAATAAAGCAGTTCCTAGATATGTTGTAACTCTTAAAGGTGCAAAACTATCTGGTGAGGCTGAAGATAAAATGTTTAGATTCCTTCAAACAGGTATGAAGGGGCAAAATCATAGAACACTTTATATTCCACTTCCTGGAGATACAGATCAAAGTAAAGTTGAATTCAAAATGGAGCCAATTGAAAATGGTATTCAAGATGGATCATTTAAAGAGTATCGTAAACAAAATCGTGACGATATTCTAGTTGCTCATCAGGTTCCACTTTCAAAACTAGGTGGTGCAGATGCTAGTGCTATTGCTGCAGCACTTGCTCAAGATCGTACCTTTAAAGAGCAGGTAGCAAGACCAGCACAAAGACAATTAGAAAAGCAGATCAATAAGATTATTCGTGAGAAGACGGATATTCTTGAACTTAAGTTTAATGAGTTGACTTTGACTGATGAAATTGCTCAATCACAAATTATTGAGCGATATGTTAAAACTCAGGTTATTACTCCAAACGAAGCAAGACAAACTCTTGGTATGCCACAACGTGCAAATGGTGACGAACCATTCCAAATGTCCGCAAGACAGGCTACTGATGCAAGAGCAAATGTTGCTGGTAATAGACAGAGAGATGCACAAAGAACTAATAATCAATCAGATGGTTCAGCAACTATCTCTGGACGAAATGCTCAAGGAGAGGGTAGATCTTCACAATAGCATTGTTTTTAACAATAGTGTTATAAAAGGGGTCTATAATATATACTAGTATGACTATCTCTAAAGCCCACTGGAATACAGAAGGCGACAACGTTCGCCTATCCTTACCATTTAGTAAGGTTGATAAAGAGAGACGTATCGTCTCTGGATTTGCGTCATTGGATAATTTAGATAAACAAAATGATATTGTAACAGCAGAAGCATCAATGAAGGCTTTTGCAAAATTCCGTGGGAACATTAGAGAAATGCATCAACCATCAGCAGTAGGAAAAATGGTTTCATTTAAAGAAGATAAGTACTTTGATCCAGAATCAAAGAAATTTTATAGT